ATGTGTCCGTAAGGGAACGAATTCTTCGCTTTCTTTTAGGGAGTAAACAGCGTGTAACGATTGTGATCCCTGGAGATAGCATCGAGGAACTATCTATCTGTGAAATGACGAAAGGAGGAACTGACCTTGAGCAAAATAAAATTACTGCTTGAAGTGGCAAATGATATGCGAAGTCTTGCTGACAGCATACAGGCAGTTTGCGATGCGATGACAGAAGGAGATCCTGCTCCAGGTGCAAAAGCTGCCACAAAGACAGAAATAGCACAAGAGCCGGATATTCCACTTGAAAAAGTTCGTATGGTTCTTGCTGAAAAGAGTCAGCTTGGATTTACTGCTGAAGTGCGAGGAATCATTCAAAAGCATGGTGCTGACAAGTTAAGCGCCGTTGACAAGGCTTACTATACTGACATCTTGAAAGATGCGGAGGTTCTTGGCAATGGGTAATCACGCAATATTATCTGCATCATCTTCACACAGATGGCTTCATTGTTTACCGTCGGCAAGGCTTGAACTTGAGTTTGATAATACAAGCGGTACTGCAGCAGACGAAGGATCAGCCGCACACGCGCTCTCAGAACACAAACTGAAAAAGGCACTCCATATAAGGAGTAAGCGTCCTATATCAGACTATGACTCAGATGAGATGGAAGAATGCACAGATGCCTATGTTGATTTCGTTATGGAACAGGTGGAACTTGCAAAGCAAATCTGCAATGATCCTATCATCCTTATCGAACAGCACCTTGATTTTTCCTGTTATGTGCCAGACGGCTTTGGTACGGGAGATTGCGTGATTATCGCAGATGACAGACTTCATATTGTGGATTTCAAATATGGAATGGGTGTGCTTGTAGATGCAGTGGACAATCCACAGATGAAACTGTATGCCTTAGGTGCTCTTGAAATCTATGACAGCCTTTATGATATCAACGAAGTATCAATGACAATTTTCCAACCAAGAAGAGAAAATGTCAGCACATGGACTGTACCGGTAGATGAACTCAAAATTTGGGCAGAAGAAGAGCTCAAGCCAAAGGCAGTAAAAGCCTATAACGGCGAGGGCGACTATATGCCAGGTGAATGGTGTACTTTCTGCAAAGCTGCTGTCAGATGCCGTGCAAGAGCCGAAGAAAAATTGAAACTCGCACAGACTGAGTTTAAGATGCCACCGTTACTTACTGACAATGAGATAGAAGAGATTCTAAGCATTCTTCCCGACCTTACTAAATGGGCAAATGAAATAACTGCCTATGCTACAGACGCTGCCGTGAACCATGGCAAAGAGTGGCATGGTTTTAAAGTTGTGGAAGGCCGATCGGTTCGCAAGTACAAAGATGAAAATGCCATCGCAGACAAAGCTGAGGCAAGCGGATATAAGGACATTTACCGTAAGAGCCTTATTCCTATGACAGAGATGCAGAAACTGTTGGGTAAAACCAAATTTGAGGAAATTCTAGGTGACCTCATTTATAAACCACCGGGCAAGCCGACTCTTGTTCCCGTCTCGGATAAAAGACCGGCTATGAACGTAGCAGATGCAAAAAACGAATTTAACGAAATTATGGAGGATTAAATATTATGGCAAATAATACTAATAAAACTAAGGTTATCACAGGCATAAACACAGGACTTTCTTACTTCCACGGCTGGGAGCCAGTATCCATTAACGGCGGTGCTGAAAAGTATAGCGTGTCCGTTCTCATTCCAAAGGATGATAAAGAAACCATTAATGCAGTAAATGCTGCTATCGATGCAGCTATTGAAGAGGGTATTGCAAAGTTCGGTGGTAAGAAACCCAATAAGGCTGCCATCAAACTTCCTCTCCGTGACGGAGATGTAGAGCGTGATGACGAGGCATATAAGGGGCATTATTTTATCAATGCCAACAGCACAACCGCTCCACAGATTGTAGACAGAAGTGTTAAACCTATTTTGGATCGCAGTGAAGTGTACAGTGGTTGTTACGGCAGGGTTTCTCTTAACTTCTATGCTTTCAACTCCAACGGCAATAAGGGTGTAGCCTGTGGACTTGGTAATATTCAGAAGATAAAGGACGGCGAACCTCTCGGTGGCAAGACCTCTGCAGCGGATGATTTTAGTACACTTGCAGATGATGACTTCCTTGCCTAATAGAAACGGCAACTTTGCGGTGGTGGAGGCTTTCTCTCTGCCACCTTTTTTCTTTAGGAACGGAGGTATGCAATGAAGAACCTGGAAATCGATATTGAAACCTACTCATCTGTCAATTTACAAAAGAGTGGTGTTTACCGTTATGTGGAGGCAGATGATTTTGAAATATTGTTGTTTGGATATTCTGTCGATGGCGGAGAGGTTATGGTGGTTGACCTTGTGAGTGGAGAAAAGATACCGAAGAAGATACTCGATGCCTTAACCGATGAAAATATAACCAAATGGGCATTCAATGCTCAGTTTGAGCGTGTCTGCCTTTCCCGTTATCTTGGCTATCCCTTTGGATATTATTTAAATCCTTCATCATGGAAATGTTCAATGGTATGGTCGGCATATATGGGACTTCCCCTTTCCTTGGAAGGTGTGGGTGCCGTTCTTGGTCTTGAAAAGCAAAAGCTGACCGAAGGTAAAGACCTTATAAGATACTTCTGTGTTCCGTGTGCTCCTACCAAATCAAATGGTGGAAGAACCCGTAATCTGCCAAGCAATGATGAGGAGAAGTGGCAGAGGTTTAAGGCTTATAACAAGCGTGATGTTGAAACGGAAATGCAGATACAGCAAAGGCTTATAAAGTTTCCTGTGCCGGAAGAGATATGGGATGAATACCATCTCGACCAGGAAATCAATGATCGTGGCATAAAAGTTGATATGGATTTTGTAAAACAGGCTATTGCTATGGATGAGATTTCTCATGAAAAGCTGATGTCAGCAATGCAGCAAATAACAGAACTTGATAACCCTAACTCAGTGCAGCAGATGAAAGGCTGGCTTTCCGAAAACGGACTTGAAACAGATACACTTGGTAAAAAGGCTGTGGCAGAACTTTTAAAGGATGCACCGGAGCATTTGGCTGAAGTTCTTAAACTACGTCAGCAATTGGCAAAATCGTCTGTTAAGAAATATACGGCAATGGAAAATGCTATTTGTGCAGATTCTCGTGCCAGAGGTATGTTCCAATTTTATGGCGCAAACAGAACCGGTCGCTTTGCAGGACGGCTTGTGCAATTACAGAACCTGCCGCAAAACCATATGCCGGATTTAAAAGAGGCACGAGGCATAGTGAAAAGCGGTGATTACGAAACACTTGAAATGCTCTATGAAGATATACCGGACACCCTCTCACAGCTTATCCGCACAGCATTTGTGCCAAAGGACGGCAAGAAGTTTATTGTTGCAGACTTTTCTGCAATTGAGGCTCGTGTGCTTTCATGGCTTGCAGGTGAAGAATGGAGAACTGAAGTATTCGCAAGCGGTGGTGACATTTATTGTGCATCGGCATCACAAATGTTTAAAGTCCCCGTTGAAAAGCACGGTGTGAACGGTCATTTAAGGCAAAAAGGAAAAATTGCAGAATTGGCGCTTGGTTACGGTGGATCTGTCGGTGCATTAAAGGCTATGGGTGCGTTGGAGATGGGACTTGAAGAGGAAGAGTTGAAACCCCTTGTTAATGCTTGGAGGGCATCCAATCCAAACATCGTAAAGTTCTGGTGGGATGTTGATAGCGTTGTTAAGAAATGCATCAAGGAAAACAAGTCACAGAAAACTAATAACATTGAGTTTCATTGCATGAGTGGAATGCTATTCATAATTCTCCCTTCCGGCAGACAGCTTGCCTATGTAAAACCTCGTATCGATGAAAATATCTTCGGTGGTGAGTCTGTGACTTATGAAGGTGTAGGTGGTACAAAGAAATGGGAAAGAATTGAAAGTTATGGACCCAAGTTTGTAGAAAACATTGTCCAAGCAATCTCCCGTGATATTTTGATATATGCCATGAAGACACTCCGTACTTGCAGCATCGTGGCTCATGTGCATGATGAAGTAATCATTGAGGCAGACCCTCGAATTTCGATAGACAGCGTATGTGACCAGATGGGCAGAGTTCCTCCCTGGGCAAAGGGGCTACTCCTTAATGCCGATGGTTATGAATGCGATTTTTACAAAAAAGATTAGTGAAAACATCAGATTTCACCTCCCGCCATGGCTACCAGGTAGGAGGTGTTTTTTTATGAATGTTATTGAAGTGAAAGATGGCTATCCTATCAAGGGTGAGATTGAACAGATAACAGATGAGCAATTACAAAATGAATATGACTTTTATATAGCTGAGATGATTGTCGGAATGCTACATAAAGATGGAAAGATTACAGATGATGAATTACACAAAATATCAGCATTAAACCGCCAGAAATTCTCTCCAAAGTTAGCTGAGATTATGCCATAAAACCCTTGCTATTAGTGACCTTTTGAGTGATATATGTAATGACAGAAAGTGAGGTGAGATGATGAAAAAGATAACAAAAATAAATGAATTAGAGAGACCGCTTTTATCTAAAACGAAGCTTCGAGTTGCAGCCTATGCTAGAGTTTCAACAGATAGTGATGAACAGCTTGTAAGCCTTAAAGCACAGCGAGAGCACTATGAAACTTATATTAAATCCAACTCAGAATGGGAGTTTGCAGGTCTCTATTATGACGAAGGTATATCAGGAACCAAAAAGGAAAAACGACCAGAACTTCTTCGTATGATACGTGATTGTGAGAACGGCAAGATAGATTTTATTGTTACTAAATCAATTAGTCGGTTTGCTCGTAACACAATGGATTGTCTAGAATTGGTAAGAAATTTGATGGATATCGGTGTTTATATTTATTTTGAGAAAGAAAATTTAAATACAGGTGACATGGAGAGCGAACTTATGCTTTCTATCCTCTCAGGTTTTGCAGAAGAAGAGTCTGCGTCAATATCACAAAATACTACATGGTCAATTACTAAGAAATTTCAAAACGGCAGTTACATTATTGGCAGCCCTCCTTATGGTTATGCAAATGTTAATGGTGAGATGGTTATTATTCCAGAGGAAGCTGAAGTAGTAAAACGCATTTTTACAGAGTGCCTTTCAGGAAAAGGTGGAAGTGTTATTGCAAAAGGTCTGAACAGGGATAAGATTCCTGCAAGAAGAGGCAATCATTGGAGTTCAGGTACGATAATTGAAATGCTCCGAAATGAAAAATACAAAGGCGATGTCCTTTTTCAAAAGACATATACAGACAGCAACTTCAACCGTCATATGAACAATGGCGAGAAGGATCAGTTTTACTGTAAGAATCACCATGAGCCTATTATCAGCAGAGAAGTATTTTCTAAGGCTCAAAAGCTGATAGCAGAAAGAGCAAAGAGTCGTAATAAATCCATTGCTAAGAATTCTTATCAAAACAGATATGTATTGAGTGGAAGCATAATCTGTGGAGAGTGCGGTTCCAAGTTTAGGAGAAAAACAAACTACTCTGTTGGCAGAAGTTATATAGCCTGGAGTTGCATTGGACACATTGAACCTGAATTCCCGGAATTTATAACGAGGGAGGGGCAACGCCTAACGCCTCGTATAATTCCTTCTGCTTCGTCGTAACCTCTCCCAACAGGCGTCCATGTCCGGGGGACTCGAATAATTCAATCG